GTTCGAGAGATATTCGGCCCGAAACGTGAGCAGGAAAAACCGACCCCGGGTGCCACGAGAGCTGGGAGCATAAGAAGCAGCTTCCAGTACTCCCGTGGCATGGGGGGCCCGCACCAGTACCTGGCAGACAGCCTAGGTCTCCGTGGCTCCTCCTGGCTTGTAGGGATGGTATCCGGTAGAGGGCGGACTAATGAGGTCCGTGCCCCCGGCCATCCCGAAGACTGGGAGGATGCTTTGGAGTCCAGCAGGCGACGTGCCTACCTGGTTGAGCGGGTCCCCTGTTACCCGGTGGCTCTGAGTGAGCCATTTAGGGTTCGGGTCATCACCCGCGGCTGCGCCGACTGTTATCATCTGGCGCGCCGTTGGCAACCTGCTCTCTGGGAGCCCTTAGCGCGACACCCCATAACCCGCCTAGTGGGCCGGCCCACCATCTTCCCTGGCGAGGGAGACGGTGTGATCGGCTCATTTCTCCGGGAGTGCGACTTAGATGACGGTCGCGACTTCATTTCCGGAGATTATGAGGCGGCCACGGACTGGCTCGACCCGGAATTCAGCCGGGAGGCCCTTGAGGCCATGTGCCAGTCTGTGGGGGTGCCGCTGGAGGATCAGATCGTTCTCCTCCGGGCTCTTACAGAACACGAGATCTTTGTCCCTAATTCAGAGAATGAGTCACTTGGACAGCAGATCCGAGGACAGCTGATGGGTTCGCCCATCAGCTTCCCGGTCCTCTCCCTGCTGAACGTGGCCCTCACCCGGCTCTCACTGGAGATCGCTGGTAAGAGGAAACTCTCTCTGCGGGACGTCCCTATGTTGGTAAATGGGGACGATCTCTTGTTTCGGGCCTACCCATGGGAGTACCGAGCGTGGGAAGCGATTACTCGCTTTGGGGGACTACGCCCCTCGCTTGGGAAGAACTACGTCTCCCCCCGGTATTTCACAGTAAACAGTGAACTGTGGACCCTCAAGTGGCATGAATTCCGCCTAGAGGGAACCGGGGAGAGCTATACGTTCTACCCTCGCGCCCACAAGCTGACCACGATCTTATGGGGTCAGCTTTACGGCTCCGTAAAGGGCAAAGGGATGGGGAAGACCGATCCCTCGGAGATATCTCCGTTTGCCCCTGGAGCCGGCTCGGATGTTAACTCCCGCGCTACCTGCTGGCATTCGTTCCTAGCCAGCTGCCCCGATAAGGCCCTTGCGTACCAGATTCTCTGGGATGTCCACTTACCGTGGATACGCAAGGTGTTGCCGCGGGGCATGCCCCTGAGCCTCCCCACTCACCTGGGGGGGGCTGGTTTCCCG